TCAAAGGACGAAGTAAGCCACTAGCATCACTGCCGCGATCACGAGCGGCACCAAAAGCGGTTTAACATTGCGCCAAAACATCACCCGACGCATCGATTTCAACGAATCAGAATAATTCATAAACAAAATACCTCAGCTTGCGCATCTTGATACGTCAGCAACGCGCGGCAATCGCTGAGAAATTTAACACCGACGCCGCTATGAACCAGTTCTTCACTATTAATAATGGCAGTCGGTACCTGACCACGCTTCGCACGCGAAAATTGATAAAAAAGCTTTTCTTCACCTTCATCGTTTTTGCCTTTCAAAAAGCCAACGATACGAAGGTCCGATAATTCTTTCAGCACACGCTGAGCAGCGGTCATCGGTGGCGGTTCATCGGACTTCGAATCCGATTTTTTCTCATCCGGTTTTTTATTATCAATAGCAGCAACCGGCGTTGACGCTTGTTTGGCCTGATGCGTAATGGCCGCATACGCAACCGATGACGCCAGCGCAGCCCCGGCCACAATACCCGCCGCCAATGCGAACGGCGCCTTAAAACGTTTCCACATAATTTTCGTCATTCGCATAATAAACTTCCAATCTTGCGGAACGGCATAACGTCCCTTTGTGTACCAGCCCGGCAACATCGAATGCACACCGTGCGCGTAATCATCGAGAAATAATTGCTTTGTGTCATATGCAGCGAAAAGACCGGTGCCACGATAAACCCAACGATCAGTCAGCGGATCGAGTTCTGTGGTTCCATACACCACCTTGCCAACGTGAATGCGCGGCAAGCGAATCGGTTCACCTAACGTAAAAATTTTCAGAAAGGTCCCAAAAAAAGGAATATGCAAGCGATCAAGACGACGACAAAAACAGGTATGTTCCGCAATTGCAGCCCTCGCCTGACTATCGATAATGTCAATATCCTGGACGATCAACATCACATCCCAACCCAACTTTCGCGAATGCAAAAACCAATCATTCACAGCCTTACGCGATTTATCCTGCCAATTACGCGAGTTAAACCACGTACCGCACTCATCGAGCACCAACAAGCCATTTTGCGTCTCGTCATACGTCGCATTACCAACGCCGAGCGCGTTCAAGTCCTCAATGGTCGGCTTATCAGGAATGCGAATCACCCGCGCCGATTTATTATTTACACTGAGCAGCTTATCCAGTTTTAAATCAAGATTAGTCGCGACGATACAACCCGTTTTGAGCTTATCGAGAATCCGGCCGACAGAGACAAGCGTCTTGCCATTGCCCAATTTACCCGTGACGATATAAACGGCCATTACAAATTGGCCCAGGTGCGCGTAGAAATATCGAGTAATTTCACCTGATAGTCATACACCCAGCGCACCACCGTAGCCGTCACAACAGCAGCCAAACACGCATACGTATTGCTAGGTAACATAAGCCCAGCCGCGACATGAAAATTCGGAGGCAATTCTGGCGCGATAATAGAAAGACCTGCGCCAACTGTTGAAAACACGCCCGCAGTCAACGCAGCATATGCAGCGTAATACGCCGCCATCATCAACGTTTTTTTCGTCAGCCAACGTGCAAAAAAATCAACCAATACAGGCCACAATCCGGCTATCGCCGATGCAAGCCATGCGAGACCACGAATCAACAGCGGCATTATTGCGGCCTCCTAAACATGATTTCGAAAATCGCATACATCGTCAGCAGCGCAAATGCCCATGCTCCCCAATCCCGAAAGGTTTGCGTATCAGTGCATTTCACTTGAACAGTCGCTTGCTTAAATGCAAATGCATAATCCTGACACGCATCGCCATGCGGCAAATACGATAAGAATGTATCGGCGAACGACGATGTTTCAGATGGCGCACTGCGTTGCGAAGTTGCATTAATCCCATCAACAACTGTCTGTCCAGCAGCATCAATCGACGCATTACCTTGCGTTATCGCATTTGCACGAATCGTTGAGCCATCAGAATCAGGAGCGGTTTCAACTTGCTTAGTACATTCCGCATAATTATTTGCTTTCGGATCGCACTGCCCTGCGCCTCTTTCCTGATTTTTAAAATCGTTAATTGCGGAAATAATGCCAGCCGTGTTTTGCTGATCCTGCGTCGCAGTCGATGCATTACCAGCACCAGCACCACCACCGCCAGCTTTAGACATACTGTTGATCGCGTTAACAACGCCCTGAAAACCTTCGTTGTTTATTTTTGCAATCGCAGCAGTATTGTTAGCGGTATCCGCAGCCGATTGCGCTTGCGATGTACCCGCCGTATTAGAACCATTGGAAACAGGCTGGCCAGCAACATTATTGGCACCGGATATGTTCGACGTACCTACACACGTAGCAGAACTCGAACCGTCTGGATTCGTCGTAAATTGCGTAGCACCCGACGAACAGTTAGGAATAGGATTGCCACCAAAACCAGCAGGAATACAAACATTCTGCCCGTTCAACGTTCCAAACGTACCACCGGATGCCGTACAGTTCGCCTGTTGCTGCTGACAATAATTCGTTTGATTATCTGCCCACGTTTGACACGGTTTCCCCGCAGGCGGTTGTATCTGCTGAACACAAGCCGTTTTAACTATATGCCCTGAGGAATCAACCTGCGTAAACGCCGTCTGTCCAGACGGACAGCTAGGAGGGACAGTACACTCTCCAGTTGAAGGATTTATGGTTGCTCCATTGGAGCAATTAGAAACAACACAGCCACCCGTACTAGGAACTAAAACCGAACCCGATGCACACGAATCGCCACCCAAATAAATATAACCGAGACTCGTATAACCGGTCGGATTTGACGCAATTTGAAAGCGGCAATACCAAGCAGTTGCATTGTAATAATAAGAAGCTTGGGTACGTGCATTGCCACCCGTATAAGGTCCGCCACGCTGTACCCAATAATCACAAGCCGCTTGAGCAGTCGAATATTGATTAGAACTGAAAGGTTCGGGATACCAGTAATAAGTCGTCGCATACGTAGAAAAAGAAAAACCAGCGAGCAGCGCGAGTATCGCGAAGCGCATAACAATGAGTGTTTGAAATCGGATTGACACGGCATAGACTCGCTGGGTTTTTTGGTAAAACGGGGCCGAAGCCCCGAAAAAATTAAGCGACTTTCTTGATTCCTTTCTTCGACAAACCGAAAATCACCAGCCCACCAGTCACCAAGCCCATCGCGCCGTACAAGAGAGGCATCAGCAAGCCGAATTGGTCCGTTACGCCAGTAATAGCAGTCGCAATCGCAGGATCGAGCGTTGCAACCGCATGCGCACCCGAAGACACCGCAGCAACTGCAACGACACCGACGACAACAGCAACACGCTTCGCATTTCCAATCGATAAAAATTTCATACATCACCTATGAGTTTTGACAGCTCCGAATGAATTAACAACCTCTGCGGGAGCCGTGACGCAGGAGGATTTTTAATAAATTTTTTCGATGCCGCGCTTGAACGAATAAAACAAAAAACCAGCTGCCCAACCAAGCCCCCACGCAGCGGTCATCTGCGCAAAGAAAATAAGCATATTATCGGTGTTCATCGCTGGCCCCCTTGCCTGAAACCTAAACACCACGCGGCAAACACCATTCCCCAATAAATCAAGTAGTACAAATCATCAGACGTCATTGTCATACCAACACCTCGCTTGCGCGCGCGCGCACTCTCCGAGTGCGTGCGTGCTCGCGATGATGTTGCGATTCGAGGACGGCCTCGACATGCGCAACGTGAAAAAAAGGGGAACAGCATTGCCACATGGCTATTGATTTCCGGCAGCGCGTTGCTGCGGAGCTACAACAGGACGCACCGGCAATTGCAACGATTCCCCGAACGGCAGGTTGTACGAAATTCGATTGTTATAAATTTCGGCCTGCAACGGAATTTCGATTTCTGCACCGATCGCCTGCTTAAATTTCGCAACAGTGCCATCGTTGTAGGCGTTCTTGAATAAACGCACTTCGACAATTTCCAACGGGTTCGATGTTTCCAGCGTGATCTTACACATCGGTTTTGCTGCGTCAGCGTTTTCACTAATCGCACGGACAAGAGCTTTTACCAGCATGATGATTTCCTTCTAACGGTTGAGTTAAGCGGCGCGCAATTGATCCCAAGAGGTGACCATCTGCGCTTCTAAAATGCGACGACGCAGCGGTACTACCTGCCCGGCGCTGATATCCGCGTCACGGAGACCCGCAGCGCGCAATATTTTTAAGTGGTCGTACCATGTGCTCTTCGCATACATATCGCGCGCACGTTCCCAACCCTCATTTTTAATCATCAGCCAGCAGCCATACGCAGCTCTGCCCCGGCCTTCTGTTTTTGCACACGCCAACACGCGCTGTTGAATTTCGTTGTCGCTGACCATTTCAGCGCCTCCAATCATCCGACCGAAATAGCTCTCCCACTCGGCGCGGATGTTCGCCGGGGAAAGACTTCGCCAATCATTGCGAGCGAGCCACTCGCGACCGAGTTTTAATTCAAGCCGTAATAAATTATTGGCCGCTTGAATTTCTTCCGATGAATACACGCGGCCTGTGTACTTCGGATTTTTCATGAGATACGTAAGATGAGGACCTTTTGCATACGCTTTGCCGCTGCGCATTTTCGAGAGGTTGGACCAGTACACGGTGTCACCCGCCGTTTGCGAAACGCGATACCGACCACCTTCGATGTTGCGCATGATCGCGAGCGCCTGACGCACTTCGGGCAGCGATGCGAGCATCAAATTGGCGGTTATATCGATTCGCGAAACAATCCAAAGATGCGCGGGGGGCAGCTCGACCTGGAGACGGCGGCTGAGATAGTCAACCATTGCTCGGAGTGATCCCAAGAGATCAAGAGCGGCAGCAGATTCGGCTCCGAATACCGCGTCGCCATCACCGCAGATGCGAGCGGGCGAACCTTGAACCCACAAGTCACTGGTGAAACGGGTAACGAGCTGGTGAGAGTCACTGCGGATGCTCTCCCACGTCGGGCTTTCATAACGAACGTCTCCGGTTTTGGGGCAATAACAGCACACGCGATCACCCAACATGCGGGCCTTCTCACGTGCCTCGACCGACAGCAATTCGCCGGGCGCTCTGGCTGTTATCCAATCCAACAACATGGTTAAGAAATAACCGTTTTCTGAGTGGAATTCCGATCCATCGGACTAAGTGGCGGTGTTACAGGGACCGCCACTCCCCTCCGCGCCCGAATCCGAGCCAACCGACGTGCACGGCGACGTAGGGCATCGGACCAAAGATCAGCCACGTAAAAATCGGGGAGGACTTCTTCGACTTCGATCAGGGGAAGGGGCAGCTGCTGTTCGGTGAAGGTCATACCCTCGCCCGGCTTTCCGTAGTAGGTTTGAATTGCCATCGTGCGGCTCCATATCAGGTCTGACCTTATATATGGTTCAACCATAGATAAGGTTTTACCTGATGTCAACACAGACCCGACATACGGATATATACTCTTACTTCCACAGGCCCTAGAACGAGCTATACGCGATGAAATCGATTGAGTGGATTGATCGACTGATCAAAGAGAAAAACCTTCCGAGCGACCGACAGGCAGCTTTGATGCTGGGAATGACCGTCGGCTCGATGAGTAATCATCGCCAAGGTAAAAGTGTTACTCTCGACGACCGGTATGCCTATCGCATCGAGGAATTACTTGAATTGCCGCACGGAACCATCATTGCCGATCAACACGCCGAACGCGAAAAGGACCCTGCTATGCGGGCAATGTGGTCACACCTGGGAAAGCTGGCGACCGCCGCGGGCAGTGGCGTGGCGGCCGGCGTTATGGCGATAACATTTTGGGGGTTAACTTTCGCACCTAACTCCACGCAGGCAAACGAAAATATTGTTCATTTTCAAACACATATACTATACATTATGCGCAATCATGGCGAACACGGCCCGACACGAGCGGACTACATCCGCCAAGTTATTTTGGCATAGACGGATCGTTGAATATCCCCGCGCGCCTCAGGTGTACCGAATTCGGTGTGACGGTCGTGCAATAAATTTTGCCCGACCAGCGACACTTCCAATTGTTTGCTAAGACGTTTCGCCAGCCGCAAATCCATTTCTCCATATGCGGATATGCCATCGCCGTTCACGATTTGCGGCAAATGCCGGATGGCAGATAAGTAACGGAATTGAATATCGAGTTCTATGTCGGCGGGCAAATCTAAAAATGATCGCAGACCAAACTGATGCCGCGGCGTTGCACCGGCAAGAAAAGCACCGCGATTGATATCGAGGCCGGTCGGGTCGATCTGCATATCCAGGTACGAATAATTAACGGAAAGCCGCCATACCGATATCGGTACAAAAGTAATTTGCGTCTCGATACCTTGTGTGCTGCCGTCGGTCGTATTTTTATTGATGATGGGAATCACCGTAAAACCATTGGCGGGATTGATATAAGGCGTACCCACCTCTAATGAAGCGAGCCCGCTGTAGTGATTGTGAAATGCCGCTAAATCTAACGCGAGATTATCGCGTGCCTGCCATCGATACCCAACTTCATAAGACTCCAGCACCTCCGATTTGAAATCGCGATTACCTTGCAGCACCACTGAGGGATCATCAAAGGTAACCTCAACGGCAATATCGCGCTCCAAGCGTGTGGGTACGCGTACTGCGCGCGACACCGCGGTCCATAGCGTACTGGATGGCGAGAATTGCCATGCCAGCCGTGCACTCGGCTGTGTTTCGTAGCCGCTAAAATCATTGTGTTCGAATTTCGTGCCCAGCGTCAGATGCAACGAATCCAGCAGTGCGATCTGATCTTGGACGAAAAGTCCGAATAATTGATCGCGCGAAAAATCCGGGTCGACATTGAAAATGCCCTTGCCCACATTTTTATTTTCAGTGAGATGATAATTTAATCCCCAAATGATTTGCTGGCGCGCGGTGAAATCGAATTGATGCTGAAAGTCGACATCGAATGTATTTAAATCGTCGCGGTAACTGGGATCATTGCGATGAGTGTTGTCATAGTAAGCGCGCAACACAAAATTCGAGGTATCGTCGATTTGATGCTGCCAACGACCGAGTACATTGCCACCGCTGACGTCAACATCCAAACCGCCCGTGGGACCTTGTCGGCCAATTACCGTAATCGATGGCGCGTGTTTGCCAATCGTTCCATGGTATAGATCGCCCTGCACGGTAATGCTATCGGACGTGGTAACGTCCCAATCGCTGCGCGCACCGACGTGGCCCAGGTGCCAATCGTCAGTGCTCGTTGCCGTGGAATTCAATGTATCGTCGCGATCGATATACTTGCCGTAGATGCGATAACTCGCACCGCTTTCCGCAGTGGCTCCGTAGCGTGCAGCTGCTGTCACGCGATCCTCGGTGCCAAGCGCAGTTTCCACATAAAGGCCCTGCGTATCCTGCGCTTTTTTGGTTGTGATATTGATGACACCGTTAACCGCATTCGAGCCCCACAGCGAAGCGCCAGGGCCGCGGATGACTTCTATGCGGTCTATATCTTCGAGCAAATAATCTTGAACATCCCACAGCACGCCGGAAAATAGCGGCGTATAGATGCTGCGAGTATCGGATAACACGAGTAATTTTTCCGAACTGATACTGCTGAATCCGCGCGAGCTTACCGCCCATTCACTCGCGCTTTGGCGCGCCACATTAATGCCCGGTACAAAACGCAATGCATCCGGTATGCTCGTAGCGCCGGATCGGCGAATCTCCTCATTGGTAACGACCGTGATCGCCGCTGCAGCCGATTGCAAATTCTGTACACTTTTGGATACCGACGTAACCTCTACGCTGCCCAGCTGTTCCAGCGACAGATCGGCTAACGCGCTGGCAGAGCTCAAGCTACTGTTTGCGAATGCAGCATTGTCGTGTATTAAAAAAATAATTGCCGACAGTACGAAATGAAAACCGGCGGGGACAGCGGAGAGCGCGGCGCCGAAACAGGAATTAAAATTCTGAAGATGGCGATTATTATTTCCTATCGCGATACGCCCTGCTTTCTTCAC